AGAAAGAATAATACACTTGCAATTGTAAAATGTTTACGCATTGTTTATTAATATACACCATTTACGCTAGGTTGTCAAGCGTGGAATAATCGGTGTATGTTATATTTTTTCTCTCATTCCACTCTTTGATAGGACCATTTACTAGGTCTCTACCATCATTAAATCTATTCACTTTGATGAATTTTACATTTGGATTCCAGTCTGCTAGTGTATACCATTGATTAATCCAGTTTACAGCAGGTGTAGGACCGTTCTCTGGTGCTACATAATGTTTGGTACCTTTGTATAGATTATTTACCTTATCTGTCGCACTATGTAAATCGTGACCTATCAAATATATCTCATCTGGTTTTTCTCTGTGAATTGCAACTTGTCCTGAGCTTGCTCCACAAGCCCACCCATGGTCGCCTGTTTTACCATCTTCTCTTTTTGTAATATCTGCTAAAGATGTTGACATATCAGGCTCTTTTATCCAGGAAACTTTTATGGTGGCATGATTGATTTCTTTTTTTTCTAATGTAAATAAATCATCATTAAATTTTTTAGGATCCTTTTTAATCATGTTTACAATGCCTTGAATATTAGACCCATGCATTACATATTCTTTACTATCACCTTTGTCGTTTGACCTTAATACTTTTTTTAATGTAACATCTGCCTCTGTTTTGTCCATTGCACCGTACAACATAGATTCATAAGTCATAGCAGGCACTTTAGTCCAATCTCTAAAATAACATGGTATTTTTTGTGCCACACCAGCATGATAAATCTCATGCATGATACCATGGTCAACAGCAGTTAAGACATCTGGCATAAAATCTCTGTATATAGCATTACAACCATATATCGTACCGTGTTGTCTTAATTTTTCTAAATCAAAACCTTGACGACTTTCACCATTACCTATACAAAAAACTCTTTTCACTTTTTTTCTATCCGCTTTATTTTGCCTTGACATTTTCAAGCCAATGTTTAACATCTCTTCTTCTTTTGGCCACTCTTCGTCAAAGTATTTTACCATAACTTAAATCGTTCTAATTTTTCTAATATCTTTTTTATTGGTTCATAAACAGACCATATTTCTCTAATATGATTGTCAAGTTTTTTATTTAACTTGTCTATTTTTTTTTCTATTCTATCTAATTGTTCTTGGCTCATAAGTAATAATTCATAATTCCTAGTGTATATATCGCAAGTGATATAGCATTTAAAACAATCAAAGCTCTATCGTGCCATAACATACCAACAAATAACCAACCTATAAAACCTATATTTGCAATAAACAAGTTTATAGGAAATAATTCAACAGCAGTAAACATCATAGCGATTATTAAAGTTATACTACTAAACCATTTTATATACCATGATAGGTCATATCTTGGTGTAACTTTTTTAAATACTCTGCTACTATTCAACTTCTTTATCTTTTCATCTAATTTTTCTTTTAAAGGTTCTATATTCATACAAAAACATCTTTCATAATCAATTTTGCCTGTGTTTGATTATATAACACAAATGGCTTCAACTTGGCAAGCGTAAGTGAGATTTTAGGCCATACAACTTTTTCACTAATTTCTTTATCCCATACCTTACTAAACGATAGTATTGAATCAAGTATGATGGTGGTCTGGATGTAAATTTTCCTTTGAATATGTAATCGTAAAACTCTAGGATGTTGCCCGCCATGTACGAAAAAGCCATCATCAAAACGAATGCCACGCCTAGCAAAGTCATTACTAATAGATACGCAATCGTTCCTGAAATGGTACTCAAATGCGTCTTTATATTTTCTATATCTGGTATAATTTTCAGTACCCTCATTGTTTATTAAATTACCAACCCATTTATTACCGTCAACAGCAAAATTAGCAACAAAATAATCCAGTATATCTCGTTCATTATATCTTTTAGATAGTTTATGAAAGAAGTACCTATCTGGCCTTTTAGTAAAACTTTCCAGTTTTGCCGTAACTCTACCACCATATCTTTGATAATTATAATCAGTAGTGAAATGGTTTTTAACTGCCAAATATGTTTTAAATACATCAAAACCGCCATACATATTAAAAATAATTTATGTTTAAATTATACCTCGCTCTTGCATTAGTTGTTGATGTGCTAGAATGTGGTTTACTAGCGTCAAAAATTAATGCTCTGTTTTCTATTGAATCTATTTTTGTACCGTCTTCTAAAACGGTAGCACCATCACAAGTATTAAATGATAATATACAACCTTTATGTTCAAAATCATAATCAATATGTGGAGTATGAGTTCTTATTTCACTTGTATGAGGATATAAGTTTAACTTCATTCTTCTTAATGATTTACAATCTAATCTATCTTGTATAAATGCAAAATACTCAAAAAAAGTAGAAGATGGCGGATACATGTTTGACTCAAATAATAAATGAACAAACATTAAATCAAAATCTTCTTTCTCATTATGTTTATCGTTTAATTGATTTACTCTATGCCATAACATATCAGGACCGGTAGCTAATTTTTTTAAATTATCAAATTGGTCTTGTGGTAAAAAATTATCAATTACTTCATACTTCATAGTCAATCACCTTTTCTCTTTTAAAACTACCTTTACCCTTTTTAGCTTTCACCACTTGTGATTTATACTTTGGTGTTCTAACTTCTTTAGCAATAGGATTACTTTTCTTGTAATTCATATTCAAAATTTTGCGTTTCTTCATTTATATGTACCTGTTTAGCACCATTCTTGACATGAAAATGTGTTGCCATTGGTGTCAAAGGTGATAATGTAACTAGTCTTTTAAAATTATGTTCAATCGTCCACTCTCTTAACTTTTGTATTATCTCTCTGCCTGCACCTCTTTTTCTTGACCATACGGTATATGCCACAACTATTTCACCTCTTTGACCATCTTGATTAGCAGCCTGCGACATGTAATCCATTTCTCTTACGGTAAATGGTACTTCAGGACATAATGCAATACAAACTATTGCCTCTATCTCATCATTATATTTTAGACCAAATATTTTTCTACCATGTAGTATTCTAAAACCTAATGTAAGTTCAGGTCTTACAGGATCCTCTGACACATCTATGTCATCAAGTTCAACTAATTCTGTGCCTTTGACCCATTTAAAAAAATCATCAACACTATCTTTAAACTTTTTCATACTGGTAATTTGCCTGTTTGTTCAACCTTAATTAGGTTGGCCTTACTGGCTTCTACTTGTATTTTTTCTTTTAATGCTTTTGAAATTAAACGGCCTACTGATTCGACCTCTATTTGATTTTGTTCACAATACCATATTATAGCGTCCATATAAGTTATGGGTTTTTTGTCTTTAACCACACCCTCTATTATTAAACTAAATTCTTTACTATTCATAATATAATATATCACATCCTGTTTAAAATGTAAAGTGTGGTTAAATTCTTATGTTTTTGTGCCTGGAAAAACCAAGTCAAATGACCTGAATAACATACAACTTTCAAGACCAGATGGCGCTGTTACCACAGCCATTGTTTCTGACCTATCTTCATTGATAAAATAACTTACCATATAAACTGGTAAGCCATCTTTACTGCCATTTTCTTTTCCAAAAGATATACTCTCTAATATAAATCCGTTATGGTCTAGGTAGTCATTTACTGCTAAAGTTGAACCACAAATAGTCGGTAGGTTTGACCAACCTAGTCCATCATATTCAGTTGTTGCTTTATGGTCAGCAGTTGCTATGCTTGTGTTAAGACCTAGTATTACTGCCGCCAAGTAAAGTAATTTTTTCATTACTATTCCTCTCTATGAATGGGATAAAATTGCGGCTAATTGTTATTAGTTTGGATTTTATCTTTATTTTTTTCTTGGTAATATTTATAAAAGTGCTTGATTGCTTCTTCTAAATGCGACAAGTAATCTGCCTTGTTTTTTACGAATACCCGACCTGCGCCGTCCTCACTCGCCATTATGATAACAATTTGTTCTATTGGTGTACCAAATAATTCTTCATACATCATTGCATAAGCGGCCGTTTGAATATAATAATTTTTATTCCACTCATCATTACGCTCTTTGTTTGCTGTTTTAAAATCTATAACAGAAAGTTTACCATTATATTCAGCAATACAATCAACCTGACCAGCAACGGTAAGTTTTTTACTATATAATATTTGTTCTAAACAATGTATGTTATCTATTTGTGCCAAATAGGGTTTTAGTAACGCAAATAATCCTAGAGGCAATACATCTCTAGTTGAAGGTGTTTCGCCTTTTAAATAGTTCTCAACTAATGTGTGTGTTGCTTTACCTCTACGAGCAGCTCTATTCATTTCCCATTTAGCTGCCTCTTCACCTACATTTTTACGCCATTGGTCTAGGCCTGGTTTAGGTAGAGAACCTAATACGGTTGTGATAGACGGATACGCCTTACCATCAA